AAGGATCAGTAGTCACCGAAATCGTCATCACCTTCATCTAATCCATAGTTAATAAAGATCTCAGAACCAGCAGGGATATCCTCTAATGCGTAGTGGCGCATCACTTCATTCACAGTATCCAGCTCGTAGGCAGCATTAGGATCATGCGAATGGTTGTATAAACCAGCAAAGCCAAAACCAAGCACAGCATCATCGGTATGGTTGTTGTCAGTTGTATCGTATGTATAACGAATTAGGACATTAGACTTTTTACGAATCTCTTTGTGCGGGAAGGTGCAGTAAGGAGATTCTTGCAGAACATCGTGCATAGAAATATCTTCCGATGTAAACACACCCCAACCATGCGTGTCTGATTGAGCAATAAAAAGACCAGGATGACAGAAAAGCTCGTCAAGTTCTAAGTTCATATGAATGCTTGTTTTACAACAGTCTAAAGATAATCATTAACGTATGTGAGATACAATTAAAAAAAGGCTTTGTGTAAATACAGCTATGGTTGAGTCGATTGTAAGCGCCGCAGTAGCTGTAATTACTGGTGGCTTTGTTTTAACTTCTAGAATTAATACCAAGATTGATGAGCTTGATAAGCGTATCGATAGTGTTGAGCTGTGCATGGCCCGCAACTACGTGACCAAAGATGATTTTGCAAAGACTTTGGAACGTGTTGAAGGGCATATGATTCGAATAGAAGAAAAATTAGATGAATTAGTGTTAAGCCAGAACCGCTGACGATATTACTTAAATACATAAAAGGAACGTTGTTACGTTACATTCTTAGTAAGTTCCTTAAATAAGAACTAATGGGTATCGCTGAAGACTGGGCTGACTTAATGTTCAACCTAGATTGCCTCTCTAAAGGGGCTGCAAAGCGTAAGTTCCGCAAATCAATTAAATACGGTTGGGGCGGCTTATGTGCATATTGTCGCTCTAATAGGGCGACTAGTTTGGATCACATAAAACCTAAGTCAAAAGGAGGTAGTAGTCTAAGAAGCAACTTAATTCCATGCTGTAAAACTTGTAATCACGACAAAGGTTCTCAACCGTGGTTAGTATGGTTTGAGCAGCAGGAGTTTTATAACGAAACTGCCAAAGAATTAATTGAAGAATGGATTTCTAACAAACGATTTATTGAGGAAGAGCTAGATGAATGCACAGTTAACAATCGAGCAAAGGTTTGCTCTCACGAGGGCGAGATACGAAGTCACCAGAATGAGCCGCCCCGCCTTGGAGAAAACCGCCTTGCGCCTGCTTAAGTCAAGGATGGAACAGAAGAATGGTGTGCAAGAAACACTGATGTCAAATGGGATCATCTTTAAAATTGATGAGCAGCAAAGCGGTCTTCCTGAAATCATTTCTGAAGAAACATTCTGCGAGTTGCTTGAATTAAATGTGGATGACTCTGCTGAGCTACCAACCGACATTATGGATGCAGGATGGGAAGATGATGACTTGGAAGATGATGGTCTCACATTTATGACATAACCAGCTAGACTTTGTTTAGCTAAAACATACAAATGGAATATATTGCAGGGCCAGTGATTACTCTTTTGCTGGCTATGAAATTTACAGATTGGAAATCAAAGCAGCTGGAAGAGCGTGTGACTAGTGCACAGCAGCAAGTTGAGCTTGTAAGAAAAGATATCGAGGTGCGAGATGCTGAGCTGCCTAAAAAGGTTATGGCTACTGTGGTGCCTCTCGCAAAAGCTGTGAAGAACTTGAATCAGCAAGTTGGGCTCTGATGCGAAAAGTAAATCTGCTCAAGTTTTTTAGAGCATTTGCTAATTCACCACATCATATCGCTGCAGTAAACATGCTTCAAGATTCACTTGATGCAGACATATTAGACAAAAATGCTGACTGGGTTGTTTGCTTTGAGGCAGAGAATGAAGCTGACCCACAGCCAGCAAACTATAATATATAAGTAAAGACCAGGAATCTATAGTGGCTGTAGATCGACGCAGATTGCGTAAAGGAGATTCATACGTACAGACCTCACGAGGCCCTGCGCTAGCAAAGCAACGTGCTGCAACCTATAGGTATAGAAAGCAAGCCGAACCATTTAGAACGGAGCAGGCTCCAGGTACTGGTGGCTTTGGCTCTGGCCTCGAAACTCAGATCCTGCGGAACTACAATAAGCAGTTCGATAGAGAGCGTGCTGAATCACTGAGACCTGAGAACGAAATTCAGGCAAGCATCTTAGACAAGATCAAATCTGCTAATTATCAAGACTAGCTCTAGAAAGGTATTTCAATCTCATCAACCTCTTTCAAAGCTTTTTCGAGTAAAACAGTTTTAGCGGAGGGTACTCGACCTTTGACAGGTTCTTTGATTTTTTGCAGTCTGCTAAACCCTTGCTTGGCCACATCCATAGCATCAGAAACATCACCACCTTCAAGAAGATCCATCACAGTGGCACGGTAGATAGCAGCCTCTTCTACTAGGCCAGCCGATTCAAGACCTTCGGACGTTGCCATGGCGAGCGTTGCAACCTGCTCTGAGCCTTCGACACGACCTGCAATGCCGAAGTCAAGCTGCATAGGCCGACCAGTCGCTTTGTTATAGAGGATATTGCCGTTGTGTCTGTCTTCTAGACGAACACCTTTTAACGCAAGCTGCCCTAGCTGCTGGTTCACACGAATAGCATCCTTACCAATTGGGAATCCACGATAAGAATTTCCGTGGGTTTCAAAGTTATCTCGGACATCCGCCATCTCAATACGGTTACCAACTCCACCAGAAAACGTCTCAACGCCAGCAAGTCGTGGAGCGAAACCCATATCAGCAGCTACAGCTTGCATATTTGCTTCGTGAGTAATACCTAAACCAGTGCGAGGATTAACGTAATCTTGCTGCAGCTGCTTCATTACGTTTCCAGGAACATCAGATTCGTAAACGACACCATAAGCGCCAGTTCCGATTGGCTCACTGCGATTTGCTGCAAGCTTGCCTTCTCTTAGATATTGCGCGATAAGTTCACCAGCTTTACGCATCTATTTAATATATTCACCATCTATCTATTGTAGAAAAATATAAAAAAAGACCCGCTGTTAAGCGGGCCTCAAGTATTTATATTGATCAGAAACGGTAGGTAACACCAACTTTGGTGGAAAGGCTCAGATCTTTGGTATCGAATTCACGGTCGTCAGAGATCAGACCGAGTTCGCCATAGACATTCAGCTTTTCAGACACGTCAGCAGTGATGCCAACTTTGCCGGAGTATTCAGTTTGGAGCTCTTCACCGTCAACAGCGATGAAGGCAGGACCGCCCTGAACGTAGATTGCCACGTCTTCGCCAGCCTGGAATTCATAACCAGCGTGGACTTCAGTCACGGCAGCTTCATGGTCAAAGCCAGACCAAGCTGCATTGTTTTCGACGTTGGCGTAAGGACCAGCGAAGGCAGGGGCAGACGCGCCAAGCAGGAGACCTGCTGCAATAATAGATTTCATAACTAACTAATAAATATTTATAGCGATATTTACCTATCGCACTAATAATTATAAACAAAAAAAGTCCCCATTATTAGGGGACAATCAAGCAAGTGATTTTTATTTGATGTAAGTACGACCGCGATAGCAGTAAGTACCATGCACCTCTTCACCACCTTGGTGAACCTTGCAATCCTGACCGCGATAGCGAGTCAGATGGATCTGTGCATCATGTGTAGCAGCAGCTTTTTCAATCTGCTTTTTGATGATATTGAGTGTGTTCATTGGAAACCTCCATAGTGTAGAAATTTCCCGTTCCTTCAGCCGAAGCCTACTTGCGTCCTAATAAATAGGATGAACGTATATATTTAGTATAAATCGATACCGTTGTTCACGGCGAACATTATTCGTTTTCGATAAACACAAGCTCTAGATGAGCTTTGTTTAATTCGTACAGCATATTTTGTACGGCAATCTGCTCTTCAGCATCCCCGCCAGGCCACTTTTCTAAGTAATGCCTCATGCCCTTTACTAGAAGCTTCAGGGCTGGAGCATCAACTTGAAAATTGAATATGTGATTCTCTGGGTTATCCATAGAACCTATTGTATCAATGTGTACTTGCCCAATTTTCGCCGTGGTCAGCAGATGCTGTAATCGGTACGCGGAAACGGTAGTAACGACCTGCTTCAGGTGCAGAATTTTCTAGCAACATTTTGACCCTATCGACTTCTTGGGGTACAACCGACAACTGCTGTTCATCGTGCACGTAAGCGCAACGGGTGTAGTCAATGTTGTAGGTAAGACCTGCAGCATCAAGCATCTGCTGAGAGATCACCACCCACCGCTTTGATAGAACGGCTCCTGCTGATTGAAGTAGGTAGTTGAGGGCGGCGTGCTCAGCACGGCAGAATATAGGACGCCCATCAAGCCCCCTAAGACGACCGCTTCCACGAACCTTATGTTTAACTGCATCAATAAGTGGCTCCAATCCAGGAATTGCATCAAGAAATTTGCGACGTAGTTCGCTGCCTAGCTGCTTTTTCTGAGCATCGCTAAGCTCGGGATGCAAGCTATGACCAAGCTTTTGGTCGCCCGCTCCATAAATAAATGCGTACGTGATGGTTTTCACCTCTTTACGGGTGCAGCCAACACGGTCAGCATTCTGCTGGTGAATATCACCGTTCAGTACAACGTCAGCAAATGAGCCTTCGTCATAGACAGATAGGTAATGCCCTAAGCACCGAAGCTCCAAGCCTTCTAAGTCAGCCCCGACCATGACATGACCAGGATGCGGTACAAACAGTTGACGTGCCCAAGGTGCGGACACCACTTGACCGAGGTTGGGACCACGGTGCGCGTTACGCCCGGTTTGGGTCGCAAGAGTGCAGCTGTGGTGAATACACCCATCATCTTCAATTGTGTTGAACCAGGAATTTGTCCCCTCAGACAGCTGGCCCAACCATTTCTGTAGGGTCAACAGACGGATGAACATCTCACACTCTTCATGCAGGAGCTTGTTGCCCTGAGCTAGAGCAAGGTCCCGCATCTCAGAAAGAGTTGCCTCATCAACCTTGGGCTTACCTGTGTCTGTGACTTTGGTGAAGCGAGCTCCACGGAAGTTTTGCAGTGCCCAAGCAATGTGTTGGCGTGATGTCGGATTAAAGTCCAGCAGCTTCGTCATAGGAGCACCGGCTACATATCCCTTAGTTTTGTTTGCCCGTTTAGGTGTATAAACCTTCCCAGGTACATAGATATATCGTGATTGAATTGATTGCTCAAGTTGAGTGACCTCCTCTTGGAGCTCACCACGCACTCTCTCTGCAGCAGCTACATCAAACCGAAAGCCACTGGCTTCCTGTTGTGACATGATTTCTGCCATACGCATTTCGAGCAGTACACAATCATTCATCGGCATCCTCCTTGTTAAATCCAAATGCAAGTGACTTCTCTTCTAGAAGTTTGTCTGCTCGAAACTTATGTCCAAGCTTGGCTACAGATTCCATAACCCTGAGAGTATCCTCAGTCGTAGAGCCCTCAGGCATACGGCTATGGACTTCATTAAATAGTGGGAAGAAAATATCAGCAGCTTCTGTTACTTCTTCGTGGGTAAGCGGGTCGCCTTTTTTAGGTGTAGTAGTCATGAGTAATCCTCCATACGTCGTTTCATTAGTGCCCAAAGCTTGAGCGTTACTTCGGTGTCTTGGATGCAGTAGTCGAGCATCTCGGGTGTATATACAGACCAGTTGCCTTCGTGCTTGCCAAAGTCTCCTTTGAAGCACTTGAGGCGATAGCCCCAGGCCTCAAGGCTATGACGCCCGTAGAGGCGCTGTGGCATGCCGTGAGGGCGACGTTCATAGTCTCTATCTGCAATATGCGGATAGAAAAGACGGCTCAGGACAAGAGTGTCAATGGCCTGCCCCTGAGGCTTAAACTCAGGGAACTGCTCTTTAATTAGTGGGATGTCATAGCCAATAATGTTATGGCCAATCAATACATCCGCTTGTTCCAGTTCTTTTACTCCTTGTATGATCGATTGCTCAGGACGATGGTCAAACACAGAAGTGTCGCCATTGTCACCGCCACGCATAACGATGCAGTGAATACGGGATCCTTGTCGTAGTAAGCCAGTAGATTCAAGGTCAAAAATAATTTGTTTATTCATCGAAGGTATCTGTTGCATTGTCTGGATCATATTCATCTGGCGTGAACGGGTTCGCTTCTGGGAAGAGAACTGGATCAATGTTTCTGTCATTAGTATTTTTTGTAAATCTCGGATCTTCGTCTAGAAAGATTGGCTCAATGGAAACTTGGAGTTCTCTAGCCAATCGTCCAGCACGTCTAAACTCTTCTCGGTAGTAAGGTTCCCACTCATGGGCGAGAATTACAATCTTCCTGATGCCCATCATGTGAGCTTGGAAGATAGAAGTAGAGAAGGGGTATCGAGTGCTGTATATAACTGCGCCTATAGCTGGAGTACCTGCCTTAGCAGCAGCTGCTACTGCATATGAAATGCAGTCAATCTCAACCTTGCTGTCTGTTAATAAGCTTCTGCCATTACCAATGATCTCTCTGTCACGCACAATAATACACCCTCCAGGAGATTTTGGATGAGTTGAAGCTTGACCAATAGCCTGTGCCACACTTATAAAATACTTGTCTTTATTCTTAATAAAAGTTGGGTCACCTTTAGGACTGGGCATATCCACATCATCGATCTGTTGACTCTATATTAGGAAGTGAATAATTCAGATGTGAGCAATAGTGGACCACAAAAATATTAAATCGTTCAAAAGCACAGAGTATAAAGACGGTTGTTTTAAACTTGATACGCAATACGACATGGTCAATAGTCCAGCGCATTACACTCAAGGTCGGGTAGAAGCTATTGAAGTCATCGAAGATTCAATTAGTAATGCGCCCACTCCGATGTTGGGATTCTTGCAAGGTCAAGTGCTGAAATATATGCTGCGACTGTGGCTGAAGAAGAATAGTAAAGAAGATGCTGAAAAGGCAAAATGGTATCTCAACAAACTGATTGATTCGCTAAACTAATAAAGCCGCAGATAAGCGGCCTTGTTGTCAACAGCGGCGGAAGTAGAGATATCTATTGCGTAGTTGAAGAGTCTCATGATCTTGGATGTGTGGCAATAAACTTGTGTACGTGTAGTTAAGGTCATGAGTTGTATGAGTAAAGTAGGCAGAGATACCTTCACATAGCTCAGGTTCGTTAGGTTGATACCACGCTTTAATCGAAAAACATTCCCAAGGCTCTAGTCCTTGGGATACCCAACTGTTCAGTTCCTCTAGGCGCTGGGCAGTTTTTATTATGTGCTGCTCATGTGCCTCTGAAATAGGTAAGGACAGCTGAGAGTTTTGATAGAGCAAAGCGTGTTTCCACATCAAAGTACCGTCTTTAGTAATCAGACGACATGGATGCACCTTGCTTTCAGACGGAAGCAGGTAAAAGTAATCCTGAGCAATGTGCTTACTCATCAGATATTACCTTTGTTCTCTTCGTAATATTCAAGGTCTTTTTGCCACCCATCGCCTGCATACTCGCTGTAAATCACTCGACCGATGTCTCTGAAGCTGTTATAGAACAGAGATACTTTGTCAATATCTGTGAGTGCTTGTTGAATGGGAGGCCCATAGACAATCAAATTCCATGTGGAAGGGCATACAGATTCGAAGCCCTCTGAGGTGGCACGCAGTTGCTTGACACGTTTAAAGGGAATACAAATTGGATAATCCCAAACCACAGGTGCAGCACGTAGAAGCTCGGAAGCACTGCTGAAGAAAACAAAGCTTTTGATATGACCATTGCGATATTCACTAATGGTCTTATTGAGCCAAATACGGCAATCTCTTACTGCACCTTTTGGAGCTACCCATACATTGCCATGCCAGTGCTCTTGGAGGGGATTAACTTCAATGCTGGGCACAGAGGTTGCATCTACTAACACCTGCTGAACAGGGTCAGAAGTTGGGTCGAAGTCAATACTTCCCATCACCTCACGAGCTCGGTCAATGAGCTGAGGAGTTGGGTACAGGGGCAGCTTTAAACCTTTAGCAGCGAGTTTATCCGATAAATTCTTCTGCGACCGCTCTAAGGCTTTCTTGGCTCCCACCTGCTTCGACTGCAAATGTTCTTGTTCCAGCATCACTAATCAATGTAATAAGCACGTTTTGCGTCCAGTCATTCTCGTCAATCTCCTGTAAAAGCTTCCTAAGGAATTCAGTTACATCTTCATCGTTTTCACGTTCAGATACTCGAAGATCAGATTCAATTGATTCTGCCCACATAAAAGTAGTAGAGTCATTCATCAAATTGATGACAAGAGAACCGGGACCGTGCTTCTCGACTCCATTAATAGCGATATTAATAAGGTCGGTAAGGATCAAGTCGGCAGTAGCCATAAGGAACTTCTGCTCTTGCTCTTTTTCGGGACCAAGTTTATCTGAAGCAATCAATTGCTTAATTAGATCAGAACGTCTAGACATAATGGAATGACTCTCTATTTAGGATAAGTTAATTAAGTATTGTTTGTGGAGTTTTCATCTCCATCTTCTTTGTTTTGTGGTGAATTGAATTGACTGGGGTGTCTACCGTGAAGCATGTCATCCACTACCGCTTCCCATCGATCTGCGAATCCTGAGTTAGGCGCAAAGATTAGGTTTGCACGATCGTCTAACTCTTGAGCATTAGCCAGCATTTCTTGCTCTTTCATTGCTTGCTCAATAGCGTATTCAGCAACTTGCTGCTTAAGCGTATGGAGCTCGCAAGCTAATTCAAAGCTTTCAAGATAAGAATCTTGATCGACAAATACCCCAATTTTTTGTGGAATCAAGTGGAATGGGTTACAGCAGTACTTGTTTCCACATGTAGTTTTGACACCTGTAT